CAGCAGAAGCATACACTCTACCTAAATTAGTAGAGGGTATAACCGAAGAAATGGTAGAAGATAACCCACTTACTGGATGGTGGCGTAACAAATGTCATGATATGGGTTTAGATCAAGAACAATTTGAAGATGGAATCAATCAATATGTTGATTTAATGTTAGGAAACCAGCCTAATTTAGAAGATGAAGTCAAAAAATTAGGAGAAAATGCAAATGCTAGATTAGATGCTGTATCTGCATTTACAAATTCTAATTTTACTCCAGAAGAAAATGAAATTATTAATACAACTCTTGGAACTAATGCAGTAGGCATAGGTATTCTTGAGAAAATAATTAATTTAACTAAGTCTAGAGTAAGTAATGCTGATGCAGTAGCACAACCACAAAGAGAGTTAACTGTAGCTGATGTAAAAGCAATGATGAATGATAAAAGGTATTATGATTCAAGGTATAGAGAGCCAGATTTTGTTAAGAAAGTAGACGAAGCATGGAATAGATTGAATACTGTTGGAAGTATTTAATGCTTTATGTAGAAAAGGGAACACCAGCTCATGCATTCGAGCTGGCGTTCAAGTTACGATCACTAGACAAATATGAAATTGCTCTCAATAATCATACACCACTAGATGCTTTAATTAATCCTTTTAGATTTACTAGACCTAATGTAAATACTTACACTGTGTTAGATAATGGTAGTGTTGTTGCAATGTTTGGTGTTGTTTCTAATAGATATAATATAAAACATGGATCTGTTTGGATGTTATCTTCAGAAGAATTAGATAAAAATTGGTTTTATTTCAGTAAAAGAACAAAAAAGTGGTGTGATTATTTCTTATCAGACTATGAATTTGTATACAATTACATAACAAAAGAACATAAAAACAATATAAAATGGTTAAAATGGCTTGGTTTTAGCTTCAAAAGTAAGAATATTATTGTCAAAGATGTAGAATTATTGTATTTTTATAAGAAGATACCTAATGTATCTAAAAATATACAGCCCATTTTAGGGGATATCGGTCCAATTTGGACAACCGAGATAAGCTAAAAAAGGACAACTGTTAGTTTAACAATTAACAATTTGGAGGCTTAATATGGCTACGCAAATTAGTAATGCGTTTATTAAGCAGTTTGAAGCTGAAGTCCACATGGCTTATCAAAGGATGGGTTCCAAACTGCGTAATACTGTACGCCAATCTAATAACGTAACAGGCAACCAAGCAAGATTCCAGAAAGTTGGCAAAGGTGCGGCGTCTACTAAATCTAGACACGGACAAGTCAACACTATGGAAATAACACATTCAACAGTAGATGTTACACTATCTGATTACTATGCTGCCGACTATGTCGACAACCTAGATGAAATCAAAACTAACATCGACGAAAGACAAGTGTTAGCTACATCTGCTGCGGCTGCTTTGGGACGTAAAATGGACCAATTAATTATTGATGTCTTAGATGCTGGATCAAACTCGAACAATGTAGTACACGGATCTGCTGCTTTAACATTAGCTAAAGCATTAACTGTGTATGAAGCATTTGGAGAGGCTGATGTTCCAGACGATGGACAAAGATACTTTGTTGTTTCGCCTGCTGGCTGGGCTGACCTATTACAAATAGATCAATTCAGTAGAGCAGAATATGTGGGAGAACAAGATTTACCTTACGCTGGTGGTATGACTGCTAAGCGTTGGTTAGGATTCTTGTGGTTTACACATTCGGGACTTTCTATATCTAGTACCACTAGAGATTGTCACGCTTACCATATGTCATCGGTAGGTTTGGCAACTGGTTCAGATGTAAGAACGGAAATGAACTATGTACCTGAAAAGGTCAGTAACTTGATTACGTCATACTTTAGTGCTGGAGCTGTCATGATTGACAACGATGGTGCTATTGAATGTCAGATCACTGAATAAGGAGGGATATCATGGCATTAGATGCAACTAACTTAAAAAAGATAGCTGGTGCTGGTAACCAAAATCTCTTTGTTTACCAAAGTACTGATGCTGTAGGTACAATTGCTGGTTCTGGTTATTTTAATAACTCAACAGATGACCTTAAGCAATTCGATGTTATCTTATGTGTAGGTGCCACTGGTGGTACTGCAACTGTAGATGTATTGATTGTTTCATCTGCAACAGGAGCTGCAACTGTAACTTGCACTAACGGAACGTAATGTTTCAGGGGGAGGGTTTCCTTGTTTATCTCTCCCCCACTTAAATTATGAGTGATAGTAAATTTGACATATGTAGTAAGGCTTTAGTATTAGTAGGTGCTAATACAATAACTTCTTTTTCTGAAAATACTACAGAATCAAAAGTAGCTAACCAACTTTATGAATCTACTTTGGAAAATATGTTAACAAGATCCAGATGGAGATTCTCAGCAAAACAAGCACAATTATCAAGAAATGCTTCAGCTCCAACAGCAAGATGGTCTGCTAAATATGCGGTACCATCTGGAACGTTATTAATACATACAGTAACAGTTAATGATAATGTTATCGAATTTGATAGATATGAATCAGATATATTATGTGATGCATCATCTAGCGATACTGTAGTAGCTGATTATACATTTCAACCATCAGAAGCTAATTTTCCTCCATACTTCAAACAAGCTTTAATATTTGAACTTGCATCACTATTTGCTGGAGCAATAGCAAGAAATGATAAATTATCACAATTGTATCAACAACGTGCTATCGCACAGTTAGCAATAGCAAGAGCGCAAGATTCACAAGCACAAACTACAAGGAAAGTAGATACCACAAGATTTAGGAATAGGAGGAATGCTGGACCTTTAGGAACAATAAAGGCAACAGTATCATCTTAGATGGCAATTGCTAGAATTACTCAATCAAACTTTAATAAAGGCGAAATAGATCCAAAATTAATTGCACGAGCTGATATACAAACTTATGGATCAGCATTAAAAAAAGCAAGAAATGTAATAGTAAATAACCAAGGTGGTGTAGAGAGGAGACCAGGATCTGTATATCGTGCTGATCTTGGAGCATCATCAAGATTAGAAACATTTATTTTTTCTGAAAGCCAAGAATATATATTTGCATTTCAAAATACAGTACTAAAAATATATTCAACAAATGGTACATTATTGCAAACTATAAGCTCATGTCCTTGGACAACTAGTAATTTGTTTGAATTAAATTACACACAACAAGGCGATACTATGATTGTAGTACATGAAGATTTTATGCCGAGAGTAATTACCAGAACAGGTGCAACGACATTCGCACTTACAACTTTTGCATTTGATAGCAGTATTAATGGAGAAAAAGTATATCAACCATATTTTAAATTTGCTGCTGATACAATCACATTAGATATTGATTCTGTAACTAAAAATGCAACAGGCGTTACTTGTACTACATCTGCTGCTTATTTTACTAGTGATTATGTCGGAACACGAATTAGATACCACGGAGCTGAACTTCTTATTACAGGATATACTAGCTCAACTGTAGTTACAGCAACTTTGAAATCTGTTCCAGAAATAATATTAGATGAAGATCCATTTGCTGTAACTCAAGGTTCTGGAGTAGTCACAGTTACTCATGTAGCTCATGGGTTTTCTACTGGAGCATCTATAACTATATCTGGAGCAGAAGATATATTTGATAGTGATGGTGCTGGTATATCTGCTAGCAATTTAAATACAAGCACTACTATAACTGTAATTGATGATGACCATTATCAATATACAGCTTTAAGTGGAGATACAGCTACTGAATCTGTAGATGGTGGTGGTGTAAGAGTAAGTGTTGTAGGACACCCTCCAACAAGAAGTTGGGATGAACAAGTATTTTCAGATGTAAATGGTTATCCAAAAGCAGTAGCATTTCATGAACAAAGATTATTTTTTGGTGGAGTTAAGAATTTACCAGATGGTATACAAAGCAGTAAAACAGCTCAGTTTTTTAACTTTGATGTTGGAGAATCAGATGATGCAGATTCGGTACAAATACAAATAGCGTCAGATGAAATAAATGAAATAAGACATATTAGGTCTGGTAAGGTATTAGAAATACTTACTAATACAGCAGAGTTTTATTTAAAAGCTCAAGTATCAAAACCAATTACACCTGTTGATATACAGCTAGTAAGACAATCATCATATGGTGTTACTCAACAAGCTATGCCAAGATTATTTGATTCTTCATCATTATTTGTTCAAAGCAATGGTAGAACAGTTAGAGAGTATCTTTATAATTCTGGTCTCGAAGAATTTCAAAGCGCACCTGTGAGCATAGAGTCAGCTCATTTAATATCTACACCTACTGATACAGCTGTTATTTCTTCATTCCCTAATAGGACAGAACAATTTTATTTCTTTGTAAATGATGATGGTACTATTGCTGTTTATTCTGTACAGAGAGCACAAAAAATAGCTGGATGGGTATCTTGGAATACTACAGGCGATTATGAATCTATTGCTTGTACAACAAATAATATGTATGTTTCTGTAAAAAGAACTATAAACTCAGCTACTGTTTATTATTTAGAACAGATATCATCAACTGTATATGATATACCTACAGATATGACTTGCACTAAAACACTGTCAGCGAGCTACCAACCCCACGGTTCGCCCCTCACAAACGGAACTACTAGTAGCTCGACTGGCTTTATTGCTGATGGTTTTACCAATGCTCCTCAAGTAGGAGAGAAATTTAAGTTTGCCGGTACAGGCACAGAATATACTATAAATGCTGCAACTGCTACAGGAGTTTCTGGCGAATATAATATTACGATCAATGCTGCTGTCAGCACTACTAATAATGTTGAGCTTAGATTTACCTTTTCTAAGACTTGGTCTGGCTTGAATTCTGCTCCTGATATGCGAGGATTAACAGTATATGGAACTTCTGGTACTACAGAGGGAGGAAACATTAACTATTATGGAGATGGTGTTGTTACTAGCGGCGGTGTTGTCGTATTGGATAGTGTCGCATCTGCAATAGATATTGGCATTAATTATACTCTAGAAATAGATACTTTACCTGTTGATTCAGTAGTAGAAATATCTGGAGGTAAATCTCCTTTAACTGCATATCCTAGAAAGATTGCTAAAGCTGTAGTAGAAATGTCTAATTCATATAATGCACAAGTCAATTCTAATGATGTAATTATAACAACAGTATCTGATCTCAATAACGCAGATACTATTGCTAGTTTTACTGGTAAAAAAACTGTATTTTTTCTAGGATATAGTGATGAACCAAATATGACAATAACTCAGTCAGTACCTTTACCATTAAGGATATTGGCAATAACTTCGGAGATATATTACTAATGTGTGAACCTACTACTATTGCTTTTTTAGGAACACAAATGACTGCTTTAGGTGGAGCAGCTAATAGTGTTGCTCTTATCAACGCTGGTAATTTTGTAAGAACTTCTGCTTCATTGATTTCATTTGCATCAAATGTTGGTATGAATGTAGCTAATACTTATGTTCAAGGACAAGCACAAAAAAGAGCAGCAGATATACAAAAAGCAAAATTTAATGAACAACAAATACGTTATGCAAGAGAAAGAGAAGAACAAGCAATAAAAGATCTACAAGAAAAAAATGAGTTAAAGAGAAAGTATGCAGCAATGGCTAGCAAACAAACAGTAGACATGGCAGCAACAGGGGCTACACTCGATTCTGGTTCATTTAATAATATTCTATTAGCATCTAGACGTGCATTCAAAGATGACTTAGAGGCTTTAGGTTTTAGAAGTTTAGAATCACAAATGAAATCATTTGATTTATCAGAAGATGCACGTATTGCTAAAGAAGCTGTAGATCCATTACCAGAAGTTTTAGAAACCACGGTTACAGGTATAGATAGAATATCAAAACTTACATCAGAATTTAATAATCCACCTAAGAAGAAATCATAATGGCAATAAAAAAATACGAAAGATCACAAAAATTTTTAAATGAAATAGGCATTGCTAGAGGAGAGGGTAGAAGTTTTGCTGCCGCTGAAGTTAAAAAAGATGCTAATAGTTTTGACAATCTAGTCGAAACTTTGTCACAAAATGAATTAGAAAGACTACAAGAAGAGGGCAAAGAGTTAGGATTAGAAGCAGCACAAGATACTACATTTGTTTATAAAACACTTGAAAGCGGTGTAGAAGTACCAGTCTTACCTGAAGTACCTGATTATTTAGGCAAATCAGGTCGAGCTGAATATGAAAAACAAATATATAAACTTTACGAATTCCAAGGCAAAAAAGATATATCAGCTAAAATTAAAGAATTTGCTGTTAGAGCAAAAATTGATGGTAGAACACCAGAAGAATTTAGAAATCAATCTATAGATTATCTTGATAACATCTTTGAAGCATACGAACCAAAGTTCAAAACAATAATGCAAATACACGCTGGTGCTGAATTAAATAGATTCGAATATGATGTTATTAATTCTTACGAAAGAAAGAGAGCAGTAGACAATAATAATAGTTTAACCGATATAACATTTTCTAACTATAATGAACAAACACGTAATATTA